TATGCCTACACGCCGTCTTAGTGAAGCATTTAAGATTGGTGATCCAGATGCTAAGATACTAGTTGATGGCGTAGAGCGCACGGGTAAGGAATACGCTGAGATGCTTCCCAAGAACTTCCGTGATATAAAACTAGGCATTAGTGAGGCATACAGTGATGACTTGATAAGGGCTAGAGTTTTACAGAACGAAGTTGCTGCTGGTCAGATAAAAGATGTTGGCCCACTAAAAGTTAAGTCTGACGAAAGCGACTTCTATCTGCAACGCAGACTAGCCGAGGGTAAGATATCAGCCAAGAACGAAGAACTAGAAAGATTAGTTGATATTGATGGGGCGTTTCTTGCGTCTAAAGCAAATGAACTAGGCACTGATGCGAGCATCTTGTCTCGCTCTGTTAATGATTACTTATATGCTAAACACGGCATTGCATACAACAAAGCAAAACGCTCTACATTTGAAGGGAAGGATGGGGCAGCCGGTAAACCAACAAAGGTTTTCAAACAAATTATAAAAGACTTTGAAGCCAAAGGTTTACAAAATGAATTAAAAGAGAGCATTGATTTACGAAAAGATTTATCAAAAAGAATACTTAATACCATCGAGGAAGGTGGGTTAATAAGTAAGGTAGAAGCAAACAAACTCCGCAAACAATTCCCTAACTACGTTCCTCTAAATCGTATACTAGAGACTGACGAATTAGAAGATGTAGCCTCTACTGTTGTTGGCCGTGGAGGTCGATACGAAACATTGTCATCTGGAATAAAAAGAGGCGTTGGATCGGACTTAGATGCAGATGATATATCTCAAAACATCGTGGATAATCTTATTGGTGCTACTCGTAGGGCGCAGGTCAACAAGGCTAACCAGGCATTTGTAAAACTAGTAAGAGACAATCCTACCACTGCTGGTAATATTGCTGTTGTCCGTAAACCCAAAGTTGTTGGCACAGAACTGGTCAAAGACACTTCTGAAACAGCCAATGCACTTCGCGCACAGGGTAAAAAGGTTCCGCGCAAGAAGGTTCCTGTTTACGAAAACGCAGATAAGAATGTGCTTACTGTCTTTGAAAACGGTAAGCCAATGTTTGTAGAATTTAAAGACCCTAAGCTTGCTGCGGCTATGAAGGGGACTAATCGTGAGGTTGCAACTGGCATTATGAAAGCGGCTCAAGGGTTCAACAGATTTGTTGGTGGTCTGTATACTAGATTCAACCCTGAGTTTATGGTTCCCAACTTGATTCGTGACCGTTCAGAAGCATTTGTAAACAATATGCAGAAGATGTCACTAGGTCAGGCATTCAAGACTCTAGACCCAATCTCTACTGTCCGAGATGACATGAGAACCATTGCTCGAAACCTTCGTGGGCAGAAGGCTAGTGGAGGTCGTGCGGCTGAGATGGACAAACTGTATGATGAATTTGTTCAAGCAGGAGGCAAGACTGGTGGCCTTGGATTATCTACATTAGATGACGTTGAAAAGAACATAGCTGAACTAGGAAGTAAACTAAATGCACCAACTAAGTCTAAGGCTAAGAAGTTCAACAAGGTAATAAATGGAATCAATGAGTTGTTTGAAAACTCTACTAGATTTGCTACTTACCGTCGTGGACGCGCAGACGGCATGACAATGGATCAAGCTGCACTAGCGGCACGTAATAGTTCATTTGACCCGCAGTTACAAGGCGCACAGGGAGACACTATCAGAGCTTTGTATCTGTTTAGTAATCCAGCCGTTCAGGGTGCTAAAAACTTTCTGCGTAGTATGAACCCAGTAAAAAATCCAGGGTTAGCCTTATCGGTAATGGGTGCATTGACGGCAACAGCTTATACCCTAGACAGGTATAACAAAACGATTGATGAAAATTATAGAGAAAAGATACCTAAGTTTAAATTAAACAAACACCTTACAATCGTTCAAGGAACAAAGCCAGACGGTAGCCTTGATTATATTTCTATACCCATTGGTTACTCTATGGTTCCCTTCAAGATTGCTGCTGACTACGCTCAAAGAATTATGTTCGGAGGCGAGGAGAATATTGATGCCTCAGCAGTAGCCAAGGATATGAGTAAAAATATTATTGACTCATACAATCCAATGGGAGGTTCACCTGTCCCAACAGTGCTTAGACCAATACTAGAATTATCTAGAAACAAGGATGGTCTAGGAAGAGACATACGACCATCTTGGTTGGAGAATGAAAACATCTCTGATGTTGAAAAGATTCACCCTTGGACGGCTAGAACCCAAGGTGGCGAGTTAGCCCTAAACTTAGCTGAACAGCTTCAAGACATGGGATACGAGGTATCTCCAGAGAATCTACTTTATCTTTACCGCAACTACACTGGTGGTCCAGGAACAACGGTGCAAAGATTGTTCAATGTTACATCAAAAATGATGAACGGAGAAAAGATTACTCGCGCAGATGTTCCAGTTGCTCGTAGATTTTTTGGTGAAACATATGCAAAGACCTTTGAGTTGAGAACTGGTGACCAGCAACTAATTGATAACATAGACAAGCAGGAAAACACTAACGCACAAAGAGCACGTAGAATTGCTGACGGATATACGGGCAAGCTAAGAAATGCAGACAGTCTACAAGAGCGATCTCGCATCCTTCAAGACCTGCTAGTTGATCCAGAAGCAAATGAAGCAGTTAAGCGTCGCGTAGAAAGATTCCTCAAGGATGAAGCCGCTGGTATAACGGCTATAGACAAACAGGTAAAGACGAAGTTGTCAACGACTGGAAAAGCTCAGTTCTTTATTGAAAGAATCCAAGACATGAATAGGGCTGAAGCTGCTAGGTATTTGCAAGAGCAGATCAACAGGCGTGTTCTCACTCCTAAAGTTCAAGAGGCTATGACTGGCATTCAAGCCTTTAGAGATTTCTTTAGTCGATAAAATGGTGGAGATGGGAGGAGTTGAACCCCCGTCTCTGGCTCTAGCCAGATCGATAACCTTACATCCCCTTAGAAGTAAAAGGTGTCAGCGTCGTGGTTGGAAGGCTGGCTGACGGCAACCCTATATAGGCGAAATGTAATAAACAAACCTTTCCGGAGCACTCACGACTTACTCTTTTTGCGGAAAATTACACTAAACCGCAAAATTATTCTCGCTCTTCTGCGTTAGATAAAAGGCGATGCTGAAGCATATCAATCTTCTTTTTTAAATTTTCTATATCCTGGTTTAGTCTTTCGTTCTGTGCAGTCAGAGCCTCGCATGATTTAGTCATAGCATCTAAGCCTTTTGCCAGAATTACTTCGGAGTTAATATTGTATACGGATGGAGTTTTTGTTTGTTGCATTTATTTATTATGTGAAATTGGTTGCCACTTGTCTGAGTCTCGCTCGATCCACTCAAACAGATACGAAAGATCATCATTAGATAAAGGTTCGTCGGATTCAAGATAATATATACCCCTGACCTCTGGGTCACGTGATGATGGTGCGTCGGCTTCAAACTCTACAATGACATTGGTTATGCTGCCGGCGTAGTTGTCCATTTCTAGTTTGTGTTCATACATCATAGTGGTGTTGGTTAGATAAACATTGGTTCAAAGAAAGCAAGCTTTGGAGAGTATACTACACCACATCCAAGGATTGGCTTGGCGGCGTAGACACGCCCGTAGTTCATAGCAGGGTGATGGTGATCTACACCACAGCCTACGTTCATACCAAAGACAATATCATCCTGGTTGGCATGATAGTTGATGCCGGCTTGTGCATGAAAATGACCCATGACAAGAGACTTGAACTGGGCTTGTGCGTTCTTTAGAGCCGACATCTGACCTCCCTTTTCCTTGTCTCCGTGCCTGTATATGACTCCATCAATTACTAGGTCTGTGAATCTGGGATGTATCGTCCACCCATCAAGACCCCATAATGTTTTGAAGTTAAGTATTACCTCTGGTGGTAGGCCAACGCTCTGTGCCTTACGCTCTGGTAGGGCTGAGTGATTACCTATGAGGTAGTCTACCTCCGGGAAAGCCCTGTGTAGTGCTCTAACCTGTCTAGCTGCCGATACAAACTCGTCTGCCGCACTAGGCATGGTTGGGTCTTTCTCGTGGAAACTGATAGCGTTCCAGTCCACTAGGTCACCAATATGAACTACGCGTGTGCATCTATGCTTGTGGAAGATAGATAGTAAAAATTCTATGTAGCCGCTATGCATGGCAGGGCAATGGGTATCTGCTATGACTAGGACTCGCTCTGTTCCCTGAGCCGATGGTATGGTAGCCTTGTATCGCCTAATCTTAGAACGCACAGCCTCTGCACTTGTTCCATAGTCTTGAGCGATTTGATGGTAACTAAAACCTTCTAGGTAGAGGTTATAGGCTTGCTTCTGTGTTAGGTTTTCGTGTGTCATATTTACGATGGTGAGAGTTAACTAAATCTACCGATGTGGTTTTGGAAGACAAACTTACCATACTGGTCTCGCTCGCCTTCGCGCTGCTTGGCTATATTGTATTTGATAGAGATGTGTGTGCCGTTGACAGGATCATTATAGACTGTGGCTTCCTTTGTATCTGAGCCGTTAGGCCACAGTAAAAGGATAATGTCTGCGTCGTTCTCAATGTCCCCAGAGTCTTTTAAATCATATAGTGTAATACCTGTCTCGCGCTTGGCTCCTTCTCTGTTTACTTGTGCTAACAGTATAACAGGTAGGTCTAACTCCATCGCCATAAGTTTTATCTGGTGGCTGACCTCTGCGATGCCGTCATGCTTCTTTAATTTAGTGTTCCAAGGAACAAGTTGCAAGTAGTCTATCACAATCCATTCAATCTTGTGCTTACGTTTATACATACGAGCACGTGACCGAAGTTCATCAACATTCCGAACGTAGTGCTCTGTGAATATAGGTGCGTTCTCTACCCTGTCGGTAGCATCCCACACCCGCTTCTGTTTCTCTGCGGATAGCACCCCGTCTTGGAACTGGTTGAGGTTTACAGCAGAGCAGGTCTGTATCATACGCTTTGCTAGACTCTTGGCTTGCATCTCAAAGGAGAAGTATAGACCTGGCTTGCTGTGGGTCACGCCGTTCTGTAAGGCTATGTTCAGGGCGATGCAAGTCTTGCCACAGGAGGTAGGAGCAGCAACAACCATTACCTCTCCGTTGGCTATGCCGCCAGCACTAAGCTTCTCGTCTAATTGTTTGATCCTAGTTGGTAAGGCAAAGGTATCGTATGTTCCCTCCTCCATCTTTTTGAAGTCCTCGCGTAAGGACTCGGCGGCTACTCTGATGGATGGATCATTGGTAGAGTTGTTGTCTAGTGTGGCAGTAACAGCTCTCTCAATGTCAGCAATGATTACGTCTGGGTCTTGGTTCTCTATCGCTGATTCAATGGCGATACGGGAAGTGCGAATAATCTGACGTAACTTAGACTTCTCTTTTATAATATTGGCATGGCTGCCT